TGGGACAATAAGCGCTGGAACAATTTATTAAAAGAAGGGTGGATAGTAGTATGGCGAAATAGAAACCATACAACCCAAAAGTATAATATATATAAAGTTTCATTTAAGTGTAAACAACTAATAAGTAAGATGTACCGTATAATGCTGGGAAAAGAAGATCTTCCAACAAGCAAGCACCGTAATGTTATAATGAAAGGAAAAACATATATGGATACTGTTATGATAACAGCCATAGAAAACGTTAACAAAGATAAAACAAGAAACAATGATTAACATGATGACACCCGGATTAGATAGCTCTCAGGTTGCACGTCCTTTAACAGGGAATGGCAATCCAGCGCCTATTAATCCATTAGCAGGAGCACAGAATCCTAATCAGATTACACCATCTCCAATTAATCCTAATTTGTTTTCAAATGCTGCTCAAATTAGTAGCTTGAATCCAAATAGTACATATAATACTGAAATGACACCACAAGCAGCTCCTGAAAATGTAGCTACTCGTATTACACCATATTCAACATTCTCAACAACTATATAATGAAAATATTACAACCACAAAAAACATTAAACACCATTTATGGTAAAGGAGCTGGCTCAAAAGAGTTGGGTATCCAGGCTTTATGGGATGGGCCATTAAATACATCTGGAATGCCAAAAGGAAAAGGACGTAGTTCTGGGATTAGAGGTATTATATTGGATTTGGATAAAGGAGAATACAAAGCAGGTCCAATTACACAAAAAGCAAAAGGAAGGTTTTAACAAATAAATAAAAAAAAATGACAAACTTTATATCAATACCCGTAACTAGTGGTACTGCTTATGCTGCAGGAAATAGATTAATTAATGTAAATACAGCTTTAGGTATTTTTGCAACAGCAGCAAATACAGTTGTAATTTATACACCCGGAGAAAACATTACTCTTACAACAACTGCTTCTAAAAGTGTAGAAGTTTTAGACGCTATTAACTTAGCAATTGCTTCTAAGCCAGGAGGGCAAGTTGTTAATGTTGAATTGCCAACTGGAATTGCAATTACTAGTGTAGCAGTAGCTTAATAAATATAAAAAAAAATTATGAAAAAAGTAACTAAAAAAACGGCTTACGATATTAAAGAAGCTAGTAATCAAAAGTTAAAGCCAAGTGCTAGAAAACATTATGCTGAGAACGCTCAAGCAGCAATGAAGAATAAAAAATCACCAGCTAAACAAGTTAAACCTGCTGTAAAACCAGGAATGACTCCAAAAAACAAACCGACAGCTGCGGGATTTCCACAACTTAAGACTCCAGCTAAAAGAAAAATGTGCTAAAATGGCTTTTATAATGAAGGGTGCTCCCTATAATTGTGATAATACCCCAATTTATAGCGTTGATATGGACGATAACATATTAGGTATGGCGCAAAACAATGGAACCATCTTAGTCAACAAGGACGTATCTCCATTAGAGTTAGAAAGAAACAAGACAATATCGCACGAAATGGTGCATATAGATCAGATGAAACGAGGGGATTTGGATTATACAGATTCCCACGTTATTTGGAAAGGTAAAAAATATTCAAGAGCAAAAATGCAAGAAGGATCAAAAAAATTACCTTGGGAAGTAGAAGCTTATAAAAAGCAATAAATACGCGTAATTATAATATTATATAACTTTAATTAAATATATTATGAGAAAAGTATTAGTATTATTATTAGGTTTAATTTTTTTTAGTGCAAACGCACAAAAAATGTCTTCTTCTTATCTACAAGGTCAATGGGTTTCCGATGAGGGCACTCAAATGACTATAAAAATAGATAATAGAAACAATTTAGCTATAAGCAAAACATTACAAGAGGGAGATTCATTAAGGGTAATTAGCTATTGCATGGATAAACAAAATCTATATATGGATACCATCTCGACGCAAACTAATTATGAAGCATCATCTAAGTATTATATTATTGATAATAATACTATGGTAGCTGATGTAACTAGCGCATTCCCTGGACAAACTATTTACAAAAGAGTATTAAACAATAAAACAAATTAACAAAAATGGCATACAAACAAAACCCAAGAGGTAATTTTAAAAAAACAGGTCATGGACTTCCAACGCCTTTTATGCAAGAAGGAGATTATGATATATCAACTACTGCACAAGGTGTATTAAATGCTGGTGGTTACAAACAATCAAAAGATTTAGTGTCTAAAGAAGGTGGTGTAAAAAATAATCCAGACTTAGCAGCTAAAACAGTTTTAAGAACACAAGATAGCTTAAATACTGTACGAAAATTTCCTGAAAAAGTAAGAGAAGCAGTTGGTAAAAATTATGATAGCAGCGCTCCTAAAGAATTCAGTAAATCTGAAGTTGAAGGAATGAAAAAGAAATTAAAAGAAATATCTTTTAATGTAAAAAAAGGCGGGGCTAAAGCAGCTGCTGAAGAGATGTTTGGTAGATAATAATATATCAAATGAAAAATCTATCAACACAAGGTTATAAAAAAGATAGTCCTGATAAAGATAGACCTTATAATGTAATACCAAGCGGGGACATCACTATGCAAAACGTAGAGTTCCCCGTTTTAGGTATTGACAATTTAGGTAATGAAAAAGTAATGCATCCAGGAGAAAAAGAAATTAATTTTCCTGGGAGCGCTGTATTAGAGTTCAAACTTGATACAAAAAATAAAAATAGAATATACAACAAAATATTTAAAAAATAAATTATGGGACAATATGGTAATCAACCAGATTTTGGCGTAACCGGATTTAATACCACCCCAACAGGAACAACATATATACGAGATGGAGTATTCTTAAACTCTGCCGCATTATATATTGGTACTGGGGGTACACTGGTGGTTACATTGACAGGTGGAAACAAAGATCACGATAATGATGGTGCAACGGTTTTTTATAATGTTCCTGACGGCACATTTATGCCTATTATAGTTGATTATGTATGGGCTCAAGATGATAACGGGAATACAACAAGTTGTTCTGATATAGTAGCTTTATACTAATGGGGTGGAGTATGAATATGAGTATTGGCTGGCCTAATAATACTAGTGGTGGTATTAAGCCTATACCAAATTTATCTTTATATGTAGAACCTACAACAAATATTGATATTCCGCCTTTTACAGAAGGAACTGAAGACGGTGATTTTACAATTGAATGGTTTGCTAGAATGAATTCAGATGATAATCACCCAAGAGCTTGGAGTATTGGAAACTATTATGATATAGGAGGAGCTAAAGCCGCGGTGAGCATTGAGAATGGAACATTTTATTTTTGGGTAAATGGTAGTATTATTTTATCCAAGAATATAGATAGCTATTTGCAAAGGTGGACATGGTTTATGTTGCAAAGATTTAAATCTTCTGTTATTTTATATATAAACGGAAATTTTGTTGAGCAAGCAGCGTTTACGGGATCAATAACTTCTAATGGAAAGCCTTTATATATTGCTTCAGAAGGGGTTGAAAGTTTACAGAATGGATTAATGAGCAACTTTAGATGGACAGTAGGCACAACAGCCTATAGTCCACCAGAAGAAACTAATTATCCTGTTCCTATAAGTGATTTAAATAATATATCTGCATATACAAAATTACTTTGTCTGCAAGGCACAGATTTATATCATGAATTACTTGATGCTTCAAATTTTAATAATACATTGGTTAATGGAACAGGTATTTATAATTCAGACAATCCATTTTACCCAGGAAACGAAGGAAGTTTACAATTTGGTACAATATAATATAAAATAAAATGACAACAGAAGAAATAGCAGGAAAGTTAGCGTTCTTTCACGAACAAATACATATGATTCATTGGGAAACTAAAAACTACGCAGAGCATAAAGCTTTAGGCGAATTCTATGAATACCTTCAGGATTTTAAAGATGATGTAGTTGAGAAACTAATGGGTTATACAGGCAAAAGAATTCAAGGAATGAAGATTGAATTAATTGGTAATAAAGCAGACGCTTTGGATGTTACTAATAAAGTAATCAAATTTGCCGAGGAATTAATGAAGTATGGAGAAGACAATAAATTTTGGGATGTAGCAAATATGGCACAAGATTTATCTGGTAAAGCCGCTCATACAAAATATCTTTTAACATTATCATAAATTGGAATAGCAGGTGGGAGGTAAGGTATCTCACGGGTCTCATAAGCCCGCTTAAATCAGTTCGACTCTGATACGTTGCTACTAATTATTAACAATCAAATTAAATTAAATGGAAGTAGTAAAACAAATTACAGCGGTACAATTAGAAACAATTGTAAACCAACAAAAAGAGCTTAATGCATTATTAACAAACATTGGAGTATTAGAATCACAAAAGCATGGTTTTTTACATCAAATAGCGGAAGTTAATAAAGCTATTGAAGACTTTAAAAATGTATTACAAGAAGAATATGGTCCTATCAATATTAATTTAGAAGATGGAACTTATACTTTATTAGATCAAACTGAGGAAGCAAAATAATGGATTCGGTTATTAGAAAAATAAGTATAGGCGTGGACTATAAGAATGAAGCAATGCATTATTCAGTTGGGCAACAAGTATATGGGGGACATGAAATCTCCTGTATACTTGAGAATGCGGATAGCTCTTATAAAATCTATATTAAAAAAGAAGATGAAGTCATGCCCTGGAAAAAGTTTAATTCCAACATGGCTATTGCTATTGAATACGATTTAGAGTACTAATGAAAAGTGTTTTTAGTTTTATCGTTAGACCAGTAAATGGTGATCGATACAACAACAAAGTCAAAGTAGGAGATGTAGATCTTATATTAAATACTCGAATAGAAAGTTTTAAATCTGTTAATAATTTTGCTGAAGTAGTTTCAGTGCCATTAGCATACAAAACAGATATAAAAGAGGGAGACATTGTTGTAATACATCATAATGTATTTAGAAAATTTTATGATATAAGAGGCAAAATGAAAAACAGTAGAGCTTATTTTAAAGATGATCTTTACTTTTGCGATCTTGATCAAATATATTTATATAAAACGGATACTGAATGGAAAACATTTGGCGATAGATGTTTTATAAAACCATTAAAGAATATAGACTATTTAAAGCTCGATAAAGAACAAAAGCTTATTGGAGTATTAAAATACGGAAATGATTCTTTAAATAAGCTTAAAATCAATCCTGGAGACTTAGTTGGTTATACTCCTTATGGGGAATACGACTTTGTAATAGATGGGGAGCGATTATATTGTATGAAATCTAATGATATTGTAATTAAATATGAATATAAAGGAAACGAAGCTGAATATAATCCAAGCTGGACACAAAGCAGTATTGGAGCTGATTAAAGTTGCTGAAGAAGCAATTTTAGATAACGGTGAAGATGATTTAGCGGCGGACAAATTAAAAAATGCTGCAGCTACAAAAAAGCTTGCAATATTTGATGCATTCGAAATACTTACAAGAATAGAACTTGAAGAGAGAATATTAAACGACGAAGAAACAGCAAAAGATACTACTCAAAAGGTATTTAAAGGTTTTGCAGAAGGGAGATCTAAATAATGTACGAGCAAAATTTATTTAGAATTGTCCCTGATTATGTTAAGCAAAGCGTTATAAAGCAAAATAATCGTCATAATAAATGGGCATATGGGTATAATAAAGACCATGATATGGTTGTTATTAGTAAGACTGGAAAGATTGGTGAAATATATGAAATCCAAAATTTAAAGATAGCTTTACCATTAGTAGACAAAGTTTATTCAAGATCTAATAAAAAAGAAGAACAATATTGGGAGAAGATAGAGTATCCCAAAGAATTGGAAAAAATAAAAAGTGTATTTGATTGGAATAAATATCCTGATCATTTTAAAGAACAGTGGTACGATTATGTAGATGCTGAATTTAAGTATAGAGAAGAAGGTATATTTTTTAGTAATAATGGCATTCCAACATATATAACAGGTACACATTATATGTACTTGCAATGGAGCAAGATAGACGTTGGAGCACCTGACTTTAGAGAATCAAATAGATTATTTTTTATATTTTGGGAAGCTTGTAAAGCAGATCCAAGATGTTATGGAATGTGCTATTTAAAGAATAGACGTTCTGGATTTTCTTTTATGTCTTCCGCAGAATTGGTTAATCAAGCAACTATTTCTAGTGATTCCAGATTTGGTATATTATCAAAGTCTGGAGCTGATGCCAAAACAATGTTCACCGACAAGGTTGTTCCAATTTCTATAAACTATCCCTTCTTTTTTAAGCCAATACAAGATGGTATGGACCGTCCAAAAACCGAGTTAGCTTATCGTATTCCTGCTTCTAAATTTACAAGAAAGAAATTAGATACTAATGAAACGGCTGAGGAGCTTGAAGGATTAGATACTACTATTGACTGGAAGAATACCGGAGACAATAGTTATGACGGAGAGAAATTAAAACTCCTTGTGCATGATGAAAGTGGTAAATGGTTAAAACCTGATAATATATTAAACAATTGGAGGGTTACAAAAACCTGTTTACGTTTAGGTAGTAGAATTATTGGAAAGTGTATGATGGGATCAACATCAAATGCTTTAGATAAAGGTGGAGATAACTTTAAAAAACTTTATTATGACTCCGACGTCACAAAGAGAAACCGCAATGGTCAGA